GTCGATATTGGCGATTTGTAGGTTGGCGTTTAAGTTTAAGTTATCATGGGTTGTCTGATCGACTGTGAGGCTATTTCCCCCATCTTGAACATTGACGGCACTGGCACCCGCCGCGTTGTTAATGGTGACGTCCCCGATATCAACTCCGGGTTGAGCTGATGTCAGTGTGTTTAACTCATTCGCGGCGGTGACGTTTGCGGTTCGTTGGTTTCCGGCACCATCTTGGATTTCGATGGGTTGAATATCACTACGCTTGGGCAGTGGCATGTCTGTCTCCTACATATAGTTTCGGTAAGCAATCTCGCCATCTTTCTTTTGAATCATCTTGACGTCATACTCGCAGCCGTCCTTCATGGCTTCCCGAATGATGGGGGTTGCTGGACATGAAAGTGCCGTGGCAAATCCTCGTAACTGATCGAGGGTTGGGCATATCTTGACCTCTTTGGTAAGTAATCCCTCAACATCGGATACTGCCATATCTGCGTAACTTGCCATTTGCGTGATGCACTTGATGCGGGTCATTGTGGAGTATTCACCATTTTTGCATCGGTCTTCAACTAATCGGTTTAAGAGTGAGACGAGTCCAGGAACCATCAGGTTTTCAATCATTTGTTTTTGCAATGTTTTATCTCCTTTTGAAAGTGCGGTAAATTTATCTGTCCATTCTGGGTCATTCATGAGGTTGGCAAACCCAGTGCCTGGGTATCCACCTCGGTAGACGAGGGAGATTTCTAATACTTTCTGGGGTGTTTCGTAGTAGAAGAACGCGTTGTCCTTGAAGGGGACATGTCCGCATTGGAGGGAGCGCATATCCTGGCTACAAATTGAGCAGGTTGGTTTGTCAAAGGCGAAGGATGCGGATACTTCTGCGATGATACCTGTATTGATGTCAATGATTAGGTCTTGGGTATCGCTTCGCGCAAGTGGGACATAGAAGGGTGCATAGACCATTTTCTGCTCGACCCACGCATCATAGACTCGACCGATGGGCTTGGTCTCCTTTTGATGTCCGATGAGAATGGGAGCGCCAATCGTGAGTTGGGCAAATAGGGTGAGATCGCTTTCTCTGAGTTGCCCTCCGTGTACGGTGGTCTCTGTTCCAATCAGGCGCGGTGTCCACACGACAACCTCGTCGGCTTTGAGTGCTTTTCGGGTCGTTGAGAGTGTGTTAATTTTCTCCGTGAAATCATCTTTGTGGGTAAGGTCTGTGATGATTGTACCTAGTGTTATTGCCTGCATAATTTTCCTCCGATAGCGTTCACTGGGGTTCCTCTAACTTGTTTGTGTCCACAAGTGGGGCAGGTGTCAATTTGCAGATTTACCTGGTTTTCCCCGTTGGGTTGTGGACAGGAACATCTCTTCAGGTGTGTCTTGTCTATGGGCTCGGTCAAGTCCGATTTGTCGTGCGCCTTCATCTTTGCTAATATATCCTCTTTGTACCATCTGATCCACACGCTGTAGCTCCCACTGTTTTGCTCTCTCGTCGATGAGTCGTCCTGGGTCTCGTAATGGCTTGAAATCTTGACTGGCTCTGACAGGGCAACCTCGCAATCGAAGCTCTGTATTTCGTACCCAATCCATGAAGCGAATCCCGTGCTGTGCACCCCGTTGAACGCGTTGCATGAGGACTTCGTGTTGGCTGTCCACCCAGTTCTTCGTGCTGGATGAGGATGTCCCGACGAGCCACCCAAAGAGTCCTAATCCAGCGACAATCTCATCTTCAATTCTGGATAGGTTGATTGACCATTGAAAGTCTTGCCCGCCTGCGGCTGCCATGTAATCAATATTGATGTTGGACATGCTGAATATGTTATCTTCAGGGGCAAGCGAGCGAAACTGCTTAACGGTCTCATCAAAGTCGTTATTGACTCGCCCTACGTAATCACTCACGCTTTCACCTGGTAGTTGGGGAGGGGGAGCAACGGATACTTTAATCCTTGGGAACCCCGCGTTATGGCTTGCCTTTGCCATGTCTTCAAGCAGCTTTTCCTTGACCTCGACTACCCATCGCACGGAGTCTAAGATGGAGCACCCCATCGGGTTCTTGGGGTCTGGGTCAAACGCTGCATAAAAGATTCGGTCTTTGGGGAGCGGGCTATCTTCCATCACCCGATTCTCTGAAAGTTTGCTTTGATAGAGTTTGACGTGATCGCCTTCCCGTTTTAACCTTACAGAGAATGGGTCTACCAGTGCAACATAAGCAATCCCGCTCATGTCAGCAAAGGGTACAATCTCTGCACAGAAACGCCCATTTGTATAGAAGTTGAGGAAGAAGAGTTCGGAGAGTCGTTGAAATCCACTTCCCCACTCGTAGTCGAACTCATACGCCCGTCGATCTAAATCATGAAGGAGGACTTGAGCCTGTTCTTGGTCATCTTTGCTTCCCCCTTCTAGTGATACCGTGTTACCGCTGGTTGAGAGGTCAACCCAGATTCGGATTCCATTAGCTACCATTGGGACGCGGACCCTGAGGTAGCGGTAATAGTCAGAAAGAAAGCTACCCTCATCAACAAGCCACTCCTTTTTCCCAATCCACCCACTTGAGAACCCGATGGGTGATGTGAGTCGGGGGCTGGCGGGCTTTGACTCAGAGATTCCGAATACTTTTTGAAGTGCCTGATTGATGACTTTTGGAAACTTCATTCATGGGTGCCCCTTATTCAATATGGTTTTTTTACAGGAATTCTTGTGGGTCTCGTGGGTTTTAACATGCGACGTGGTTTAGGTTGTTTCGGAAACCAGATCTTCAGAGGATTGGGTACATCTCCTCCCCCACTTCCACTATCACCGCTACGACCTGGATAGCTCTTCGGTACGTAGGGGGGAGGCAGCGCCCTGGGCTTTCTTCTTGCGAGGTCAGTTGTTTCTTCCATTGTCTCCTGGCTCTCAAAGTAGGTATTCTCGGTTAGTTCTAAACTCATGTTTTCAATCATTTTGTAAATCCTCCTTTTTGATTAAATCCAATTTGTGGGGATTTTTATGCGTGGGGGGTTCTTGATGGTGCCCCTAGGGTTTTGTGCAGGAACGGTTCGGCTTCCCTTTGGACCCCCTTTTTATTTATCCACCATAATCCATAATCCTTTAATACTTGCTGAATCGCCACTTTGTCCATTAAGCCCGTAATTGTAGGTAAAACTGCCTGTTGTGCTACTGATAACCCTGTGTCTGTATTCTCGAAATGGGTACACACCCACTTAGGCATAAAACCAATCCGATGCCCTGCCTTACGTAAGTCTTCACAAGCGGGTAGACAGTCACAGTAGGTTGAATCTTGAGTGGTGCGAAACTCCATATTATGCAGAATATCCTTGCGCCAAAGAACACAGCTCATGTCCACATGGTTGGGTTCTGTGACTTGACTATTGTTAAGAATTGGCTTGACACAAGATGGGTATTTTGCGAGTGCAATCGCGCCGAAGTCAGGATGGCAATCTAAAAAGGATGCCATCCCTTCAAGACTTCGTGGTGGTAGAACCACATCATTATCTAGCATTAGAACTAACTCTGTCTCTGCATACAACTTTACTGTATTGCGAGCCTGAGTTAGATTTGATGGAAAAGCGGTTGATACGATTAGGCTAGTACGAATCCCACAATGCCATAAGGTCCCCATGAGGACCTCTGGCGGGATAATACGCCCCTGAACGCAAGGCATCACAATATCAATTAAGCGATTGGACATAGACTACTCGCTATTTGGATGTGCCCGATCGTACTTTCTTCGGGCTCGGTTAATTATTGCTCGGTTTCTAGGAGATGCACACACTCTTGACCCAGAGCGTCCTGGGGGATACCCAGTGAAGAAATGTTTACCACTTGAAGGGTATGACCCAAGGGGTATGTTTGGGGGCGGTAATGGGCCACGCGAGTACTTCTTTTTGGGGTCTCGATAATTTACCTTCTTTGCAAGTGACTCGCTCGCCTCCATATCAACGTAATTCGAGTTTTCTACTAAACTACTCATGATTTCTTCTAAACTGTTTTCTGAAAACATATTAAAACTCCTTACGCAATTTTGCGTTTTGATTTGGCTTGTGAGATTCCAATAATCTTAGGTGAAATGGTAATGGGTATCTTTCCTTGAATTTCGGCTCGGACCCCCCAGAGTGCCATGGCGATGGCGGTCGCGGTGTCAAGTCCATCAAGCGCATCACTGACTTCTTCTAACTCATTGACGATATTCCAGCTTCTTCCGTCTGGCAGGGTCATGGACAACATGGGAAACGCGACAACCCCAAGACCTAGTGCAATTTCAACGCAGGAGATGAGTTCGCCTACCTTCTGCCCACTGAAGTTGAGGGGTTCCGCTTGAATCTCTGATAAGTAATCGGTAATGATGCTCCCAATCCCTGTAACATCGACTTGTGTGAGTCCACCATAGATTTCCCATCGGGTTCGGATTCTGTCCCATACATGCTGCCAGTATGTGGTTTCACTCGTGATGCCCTCTGTATTCTGGTTGAATGCTTCCCACGCAACAACTTGATAGGGGCTTTCGGAGATGTCAATGGTTACGCCAACCGTCATATTTCGGGTCTTTGCTAAGTCCCACCCTGTGCTGTATCGGCTTCCAATGTACGCGCTATCAAGTCCTGTGGCTTGCTCTATGGCTCGCATGATGGAGGGGTATGGGATTCGTCCCTCCGTGGGACGTTCGCCTCCGTAAATGCGTTCCTCTAACAACCCCTTATCCATTGTCTTGATGATTCGGTTTAACGCGTCCTGGTCTAAGTTTGGGTTATCAAGCGTTCTGCCTTGTTGCGTGTAGACATCCGTTTGTTCGGTGGATAGGGAAAATCCTCGGTTCTTGTGGAACTTCTCAAACCTTTGATTGAATTCGCTGCGGCGTTTTCCTGTGCTAATACAATCAATTTGCCCGCCTCGGTCTAAGAGCCGAAGTGATAACACCTCATCGACAATATGGTTATACTGGGGGTCAAACGAGCATTCGTCATAACTTGCATAGTCGAAGTCCCACCCTTCCAGGTATTCTCCCTTTCGCGTGGTACTGCGTCCCCACCATACGCTTCCATTCTGAAATACGATTCTTGGGAATGGGGTTCGCACGATACGGTCAATAAAGATTTTCCGAAAGGTCTTGTTTTCCTCGCGGTTGATAATGTTCCATGCCTTCAATAAGGGCAATGATGCCTGATCGAGGGTGATGGAGGTATTCACCGTTTGATAGGGTGCCTCATAACTCCATTTAGGTTCTCGAATCTTGAAGCAACATTTCCACAGATGCTTGATGGCAATAGATTCTGTCTTTCCCCATCGGTTTCCTGCGCGACACAGGTTGAGGGGATGGATGCTGTTCCTAAGCCACGCTGCTTGTGCGGGATGGGCTTGCCAGTGAAGTAGGGCGTGACCGAAGAAAACTGGGTCTTTGGCCGCTTGGGCAAATGGGTGAACCTTCATGGTTACTCAACCTTTTCTGGTTTCATAACTTTAGGAGGCTTAGGCCGCACGGCGGGTTTGGGAAATGGCGTGAATCTTTGTATTGGTGGTTTTCCACCAATGGGTCTTTGTTTCTTAATAACAGCTTCTCGTTTTCTAAAGAACTCCTTTTGCTTGTTTGCTGCGTCCCGCCCTCCAGGAGGAAGCCCCGCACCGCGGTACTTCGCTTTTAATTCCGTTGGATTGAGTTTGGTTGTTGAGCCTTGTCGAAACATATCAAAATCTTCCTCTAGTGACCCTGAATTAGAGAACAAACTTTCTAAAACTAAATCTTCTGATAACATGGTGTTGTCTCCTATTGGATTAGGGTTAGCCCTGTCTTGATGGAAACCCCAATTATCAGCATCTATAAACGTATTTTCTGAAAACATGATATTTTTCCTCTCATACGGTCTCATACTTCCACTTGGATTGAGAAGCCTCTTTGACTAACTTTTCAAGTGATGCCTCAACGTCGCTCTTGTCTTGGATTTGCTTGCGGAACGCGACAGCGTTGGCAGCGGTCTGTATGAGACGGGTTTGTGTGAGTGATAACTCTTTGCCCTCTAGCCCCCTCTCAAGATAACCGCTTGCTAACTTCTTGATTCGGTCTACAAACTCGTGGTCGGATATATCGGGGAAGTTGATTTCGTCAATGATATGCTTTCGATGGTGACTGAGGACTTGCTTGTAAAGTCGTATTTCAGGGAACTTCTTGATGATTTCTGGATAGGGTATCTCATCAAGCATCATTTGTGAGATTTCTTTTGCGTGTTTAGACTTACAGATTTTGCATCGACCGATGATAATCATCTGAATGTTCCTTGTACTTGGGTGGCTTGGTCTCTCCAGGAGCCCAGGGTCCGTGCTTTGCTGGCTTGGGCCTGGGTGGGTATCCAAGTGTTTTGGGAAAGGCTCGGCGCTCTGAAGGTGATATGTATCGCTTCTCTGGCTTATCTTCTTTGAGTCCTTTCCACCATCCTTTGAGTCCTAGTTCTTCTGAGGTCCCTGGGTTGTGAAAACATCTGGTGCTTGATAGTTGGGCCTGCCCCGAGGAAGTGAATCCGTCTTCTGAAAACATAATTACTTCTCTGAGTGTATTAAGTATGTTTTCTATCAGGCCTCAACCGACTTTTGGGTGTTCGAGTCGGGATAGGAATTGTCTGTTTCTTTGGATAGACTCGTGGAATCGGCTTTGAGATAGGTGAGGGTGACTGATAGTGTATCCTGGGCTTTAATGATGGGAGATCTTTACGCCTGCTCCTGTTTAT